CACCACAAAGAGGGCATAGAGGCTTTAAACAGGTATCTAGCACTGCCAGACGCTGTTTGGACAACAGAGCGTTGTTATGCCATGCGGTTGTTGGGCAAGTGCTATGAAGAACTTGGGGACGAAAGATCTATTAAGTGGTACAGGATGGCTGTGGCTGAGTGCCCAGAAACCCGTGAACCCTGGATGGATCTGGCTATGTACGCCTACAGGAAATCGCTGTGGGCAGAGTGCTATGGGGCGGCTATTTCAGCTTTGAACATCACTGACAAGCAGATCAACTACACAATGGACCCGGTGGTGTGGACTGAACGTCCGTATGACTTAGCGTCTATTGCGGCATATCGCCTGGGATTTAAAGATCAAGCTATCGAATTTTGTAAGAAAGCTTTAGAATTTGCCCCAACAGACAATCGTCTTTTGAGTAATCTGGAGCTTATGAATGAGTGACTATCAAAGACTTAGAACGCCGTTCACCAACATGAGTTTTACTCCAGATGTGCCAAGCAATGCTTTGGGTCCAAATGAGTACAACTCAGGGCTGAATGTAGAGGCTGATGTCCGTGGGGTAAAAAAGATCTACGGCGAACAAGAGATCCTATCTGCTATTCCTGGCAACCCTATCTTTATGGATGGTGGGTTTCGCAGTGAAACCACCTTTGTCTACATTGCGGCTACTGTAGAAGGTAAATGGTACATGCTGACCGCTGGTGGCATTACCAATATCACTCCTGGCGTTGGAGCCAACCCAAATGCGGCTTTGAGTGGTTATACCAACGATACCAACATTACTACTTCATGTGTAGGAAATGTGTTTTTTATCAATGACAGTTTGCGTCCCCCAATGTACTTTCTGCCGACAGCAACAGAAATCTACATTTACGACAGCGCCCCTGATAACTATGTGTGGAACTACGACATTGGTGTCTCTGCAACCAGGGCAGGCTTTGTAAGAAACTTCTGTTCCCCTAACGTGGGCAACATCCTAATTGCAGGCAACATCACTAAAGACTTCACGGCAGGGTCTACGGTTAACTATCCAACCACTGTTCGTTGGTCACAGGCATTTGCGGGTACTGGCGTTCCTGCTACCTGGGTTCCCACTCTGAACAACGTAGCCAACGAACAAGAGATTCCCGTGCGTGGGCCTATCATTGATGGCTTCTTCCTTGGTGGTAATTTCTATGTTTGCTCATACTGGGACACCGTTGTTTTTTCGCCAATTGCATATCAAAACAGCACTGCACCTATCTTTGGTATTCGCCTGTTTAACCAAGGTCGAGGACTGTTTAACAACAACTGTTGGACTAACACCGACACCAACGTCTATGGGGTGGACAGCAGAGATATCTGGGTGTTTAACGGATCTGAATTTTCTCCGTTGGGTAATCAAAAGGTAAGAGATTACTTCTTTAGTAATCTAAACACTACCTATGCTCAACGCATTTTCATGGTCAACAACACTCAAAAGAATCAGATCGAGCTTTACTATCCTGATCTGACCTCGACTGGGTGGTGCAATCGTATGCTGTCATACCGCTATGACTTGCAGGTCTGGAATGCTCCCAAGCAAATCGATGGTGCTTGTCATGGCTGTGAGTCTCCCATCTTTACTTCTGGGGCTTTTAAGCTGGCCTCTAGATGCGTCACATACGCCCGTGGAGGGGTAGCAAGCCAGAAGCTGATACAGACAGGACAGGGCAACTCTTTCATCAACTCAGCGCCCATTCCTACGCTGTTTGAGCGCACCAACATGACTTTGTCTACAGACACTGGCCCTGTTCCGTACAGTTCTAGGGTCTATGTCCACAGGATGTTGCCTGAGATTGCAGGCACCGGGACGGTTGATATCACTGTTGGCGGGGCTAACTCTACTGCCCAAACCCCTGTTTATGGACAAACCGGGGTTACAAGTATTTCTACGGATACGCCTTGGGTGACAACTCAGCAAAACAATGTGCGGACTGTTTCTATAAAAGTAGAATCAAACGATGCTACAAATGCTTGGAATCTGACCGCCATGAACTTCCAGGCCACTGTCACTGAGGATGCGTTCTAATGCCCTTTTTGCTTGACGGCGACCCATCAGCATCGGAGATATCTGATGCGCTTAACTATGTGTTGAGTAACTTCAACACAAGTTATACGGCTGACCCTAATACAGGTCAGATCAGTGGGCCTACCGGGGAAGTACAGGGGTATTTATATCAATACATGGCTATCAAATATGCTGATAGCTTTGATGGCTCTGTTAACTTCAGCAACGTGCCGACAAACAGGCAGTACTTTGGCATCCGAAATAATAATGATGCCGCTGAATCTTCTAATCCTGTTGACTATATTTGGACTCAAGCAACGGGTGGTTTTGGGGTTACCAAGTTTCTTTGGTTCATATGTACTGGTGGTCGGCAGATTCAATTTGCAGTTGCCACTGCGGCTCCAGATGCTGGTTGGCTAATAGACCCAGGCGCATCCATTGATCTTGATGTGGTGACTTCTGGGAATATCCCGGTGATTGCGGAAACATTCTTTTCGTACTTTACGCCAGCCACAATGCAAGTTCCAAGGACTGGTAACCCTCTTTCTCCAGTCTTTACCAATGTCAACCCAGTAATGTTCTCTACTGATGGCAACGTTGTTATTCCATTTACTGATGCACAGACAGACAGTAATGTGGGGTTTGTCAATAACTCTTGGCGCATTGGTAACTCATCCATCACTGGTAATGGGGACATCTCCTACACCAATATAACCATTGGCAACCCAACGGATGCTGGGGATTATGCTTTGTGGCCTATTCCGACAGCAATGTCTGCCAGCCCTGCTTATATTAACGTCCCAGTTAGATATAAAAACAGCTTGGGTGTTGTTAGTCAAGCAGGTGTGGCTAGGCTTCAGCTTGTATTTGCAGATCCTGGTGCCAATGGACTAGATGGCCCGTCTATTGATATATCTGGATATACCAGTTTTGTTCAAAATCCTGCTGGTGCATTTACTCCAACTACTGCTACTTTGTCGGCAGTGACGCCTAATGTTACTTCCCCCACATATGCCTGGGCAATATCTGGAGCAACTCCTACTTCTGCCACAACCGCATCTGTAGTAGTTACTCCCACATCTTCATCGACTGGGGTAACAGTAACGCTGACCGTTAATGGGTCTAACCTTTTAAGCCCAATTAGTAGAACAGTTACTTTGCCTGTTGTCTATGATGGTGTCCCAGGGGCGGCTGGAGCCAACGGCGTAATGTCGGCATTCCCGTCTATTTATCTGTGGACAGGCTCCTCAGTGCCTCCTACAAGGCCGTCAACGACCTCTACTTACACTTGGAGTACTGGTGCCTATACAGCGCCTTCTGGGTGGTCTACGGATGCTCCTACCAACACTACGGCTGGCAACTATCTTTGGGAGATCACAATCCCTTTGAATGTGACCGCCACTACGACTACATCTCTTCTTGATTGGACCAACACCAGCTATTCCATACGTGCCATTGCATATAACGGCGCTAATGGAGCCAATGGCTCTGCTACTTTTGTGGTTGATAGAGGAGCAGGCACCAGTTCTGCCGCTCCTAGTGATGCTGAATGTATTGCTGTTATTGGTAGAACTCCAGTAGCAGGAGATATTTGCACTGTCAGCTACAACAACAATAACAATGCCATTGTTTACAGATATACAAGCGGTGGTTCTCCTTGGGTTCTTCAAGCTACTTATATTACTGGTAGTTTGATTGTTCAAAACACCATTACTGGCGACAAAATATCAGCTAACACTATTACCGGGACTAATATAGCTGGCTCTACCATTACTGGTACAAACATAGATGCCTCTACTATTACTGGAACTAATATAGCTGGTACAACCATTACCGGGACTAATATAGCGGCAAACACAATTGATGCTGGTAAGTTAAACGTCAGTCAACTTTCAGCCATTACTGCTGACTTAGGCAGTATTACTGCTGGCAGTATTGATTCCGTGTCCCTTACCTCCTCTACATTAACTGTTGGCACAAGCCCAGCAATTAGTGGGACTACCATGACTGGCACGGGTGCTGTTATTAACTCAACAGGCACATTTGCACTTGGTAATGCCACAACCAATATTAGTTTCAATAGTAGTCAGTTGACGTTAAATGGCAACGTAGTTAACACCGCTAACCTTGTTGCCAATTCAGTTACTTCTAGTGCTAAAGGAGCATCTGTTTCTTTTGCAATGGTTCCAGGGGATGCGGTAATTGTCATGGGTGGCACTGCAAGTAGAACCTATGTTGGCAGTGGAACAAACTTAACAAGAACAACTAATTTAAATGCAAGTACAGGCGGCACATTTGCATCTGTTGCACAAATAGTTGTGTATAACACGCAAAATGCAACCAATTATTATCCCGCTTGCTTAATTACTGGTTTATATATATCTAGTACTACTGGAACAATTACGTTTACAGTAACAAACACGGGCGGAAACGACAACACTGGCACAACTGCAATTAGCGCATCGCTGATAAAAAGATGATTTACTTTTCCATATACAACCAAACTACAGGGCAGATTGTTAATTCTGGGTATGTACCTACTCAGGATATGTATGATTTGCAAATAGTAGAGCCTGGGTTTATCAAAGTGCCTGTTGAATCTGATTTTGATACACAGTACTTCCAAAATGGCGTGGTGGTAAATATGCCAACCAAGCCAGATTATGAATGCAACTTTGATTTTGTTACAAAGCAATGGGTTTTGAACTACGATGTTCAGGCGGCAATAATCAAAGGTCGTAGAAATGCATTATTGTTAGCATCTGATTGGACTCAGTTGGCAGACGTACCAATTACAAACAAAGATGCTTGGGCACAATATAGGCAAGCATTAAGAGATATACCAGAGCAATCAGGTTACCCCACAAGTGTTGTGTGGCCTACCTCACCATAAGGAAACATCATGGGTGGATTTTCATCAGCAGTACAGCAACCACAGGCCAGCCAGCCTGCACCATCATCTGGGAAAGGTGGGATTGGTGATGCTTTGCAAAAATCGATGCTTCCAAAGCCCAGTCAAGATGTGCCACAACCAATGCCTGCTGTAATGCCTGAAGGTGGCGGTAAGGGCCAACGCAATTATGAGCAACCTACCCAATATTCCCCCCCTAACGGCACAATGGGCGGTAAAGGTTCATCTACTAACTCAGCCACCTCTGGGCAACCAAGGATGGGTCAACCAAATCGCTATGCAAATACTATTCCTCAGTGGGATAATGCATCTCAACAACTTGCACCCGCTCAAAGTAGCGGTAAAGGGAAAGGCGGCTAATCATGGGCGGCGGCAAATCATCAGGTAGTCAAAATACTACGACAACTGTTCAGATGACACCTGAACAGAGAGAATTACTTAAAGCTCAAACAGGTTTTTTGACAGGCACGGCTTTTCCTGCTTACCAAGAAACTATTGGTGGTGCTAAAAAAGTGTATGGGCAGGTTGCTCCTGCCGCTACTACTGCCGCCAGGACTGCAATGGATGTGTCTGGTCGAGCAGGCGCACAACAAGAACGTGCTGGCTCTTCTGCCCTTACAAGCGGCATCCAAGGCCTGCAATCGCTGTTTGACCCACAGTATGAGCAACAACAGGTTAACTCTGCGTTGTTGTCTGGCATTGAATCTGGGCGTGAATTGGTAAACCAACAGGTTGCTCAGTACGGTGGTGCTGGCGGTTTAGGCTCTATGAGGAGCGCTTTAGCCAACAAAAACCTTGCTAGTTTGCAAGAGCAACGCCAGGGCAATGTTGCCGCTACTACCCGTGCTGGTGTGCAGGCCAACAAAGCCGCCGCCGCCAAAGAATTGGCTGGTTTTGGTGGTCAGAACCTTACTGGTGCACAAACTGCCGCCGCATCAAGGATTGGCTACGCTCAAACACCGCAAGATGTGTATTCCAAGTATGCATCCGTGATCTTTGGTACACCTCAACAATCTACAACACCTAACTTTGCTGGCACACAGGGCGGCACAAGTTCTGGCGGTGCGTCTAGCAAGGGCTTCAAGTTCTAAGGAATTGATATGGCTGATAAATTTATTCCAGGAATGCAGTTCCAAGACTGGAACAGTATTAGTTCGTCTAGTAGCGCATTGGGGGACATTCTGCAAGGCGCTAAAAGTTGGGCACTTGGTCAAGCTGTTGAAAAAAGTGGTTTAAAAGATTGGGCAAATAAAACTTTTGGCAAGAAGGATAAAGAAACATCTCCAACTGGATCAGTTAAACCCACTGACTACTCTATAAAAGCTGATTATGGAGCGCCAAAGATGGGTGGGCAAGGCATCAATCCTGCGTACATTAATCAACCAAACTTTGGTCAGTTTGCTGTTCCTTCTGCATTGCCAAATGCTGTGGCTCCAACACCACAACCTGCCGGACCTCCTCCTGCACCTACGATTCAAGATGTAGACAAAACCAACGATGATCTTTGGGGTAGAAAAACATCTTTATATGAACCTACTCCTGATCAACTGCAAACCAGAAATCCTGGAATGGATCAAATGCCAATTCAAATGGCTCAAGGACCTGTAGCACCTCCACTGCCGGGATATCCAGAAATGGACCAGGGCAATGGGTCTGGTGATGCTCTTAAATCAATTTTGTCGCTTCTTGTCAAAGCATAGGAAACATCATGGCGGCTATACCACCTCCTCTCCCATTAGAGCAAGGCAATACTGCAAACCCATTGCCAATGGGTCCTGGCATTGTGTTGCCAGATCCTGTAGCTATTGCTGAACCTGTTACCAAACCAAATAATCCAGACAAGGATTACAAAGATGGAATAGATGCCAGGAATCCAATTGCTTTGGTTGAGGTAGCCAAGAATACATTTGGCACTCCTTCTTCTACTGCGGCTTTAAGAGCGGCAGATCTGATCTACAAGACCAGCAAAGAGTTTGATAACTTTATTTCTCCCATTGAAAAAGCTGGTGGTATTGCTACGCCTGAAGGCCGTCTTGCTGTAACCAACACTTGGAAGACAGTAAAAGATAACCCACAGTGGGGTGACGCATTGATGTTAGCCGTCATGGGCGACAAAGATGCCGCACGAAGAATGGTCACTGGTGGTCAAGTCAAAAAAGTAATTACTTATGACAATCAGGGTCGGCCTTTGGAAGAATACGTTAATGAACTTGGAGAACAATCCAGGGTTGTTGAACTTGGTACTGGCAGAGAAATTACTAAAGAAGAGTATGCAATCCGTGGAGGTGGTCAAACTGAACGTGAAAAGACCATTGGCTTTATAACCAAAAAAGAAAATCAAGCTAAAAATATTGAAGCATACAAAAAGAACGAAGCAAAAACAAATGCTTGGGCATCATCTTCTCCTGAACGTGTTCGTTTAGAAAAAGAACGTCAAGAATTGTTTGGTCAAATGAAAGACATTCCTGATGAAGTTAGAAACAAGGTATTAGAGTTTTCAACAAACACATATGGAAAATCACAAGCTAACAGTGCAAGCTTTGATACTTTGAAATCATTGACTGACACTGGTGGACTTAAAATTGGCGATAGTGTTTCTAAAGACTTGTCAGGCGCACTTGGCCCAGGTAATTGGAGATTTGCTGGTGGTGTCAAATTTGTTGATGACAACAATAGATCAAAAAGTTTGACTGATCTTGATCAAAAACAAGTTGGAAGAAACAGTAGAACTGAAGTTGATCAACAGCATACTCAAACGCAAGAAGATTTTGCAAAGTCTGAGTTGTACAAGCGACTTTCTCCAGAGCAAAAGTTAAAGGTAGATCGTGCAATTGACATTACTTACAACTTGGAAAAGCTTAACAGTGACCTTATTGCCGAACATGGTGGCAAACCAAGCTTCTTGGTCAATCCATCTGCATTTACGGTAAAAGATCAATTTGCCCGTGGAGAGATTCAATCAATCCAAGGTGAATTTAATGCTGTGGCATCTGAGTTGTATGTTCAATACAGAAAACAGATGATCAAAAACTACAGCGTTGATGATTCTCCTGGACCTAATGAATTGGAAGCAAACTTTGTTAAAACTCCAGAATATTTGAGGCTTCAAAAAGAGTACAGTGACAAAACCAAAGATGTTTTGAGGCGTGGTCCTGCAACTATGCCCAATGAGCCTAAGACAGTCGAAAAAGTACGGGAAGAAAACAAGCCAATGACTCCTCCAGCATCGGCACCCGCAAAAGGTCCTGTTGGTTCTACACCTCCTCCAGCAAAGTTGCCGCCTTTAAGTGAAGAAGCTTTGGGTAAATACAAACGCAAAAAACCATCGGAACAATAAGGAATCATCATGGCAAAAGATTCTATTGAATACAACTTAGATTCTTTCATCAAAGAACAAAAAGAAATTGGTCGCAGTGATGAAGAATTGAAAGATTTTATTGGCAAACGGTTTGGAGATAAAGCTGTCAAGTTGCACTTTGACAAGTCTGAAGAAAAAACTGCTGAAAATCCAGTTACAGAATTTTTTAAACAAATTCCATCAGAGGTTTTAATCCCCGGCGTTTCTGCATTGGCTGGTGGTGCAGGTGTAGGGGCTGGTTATGCGTTCAAGTCTTTAAAAGACAGGATGGCAGAGTCTAAGGTTGAAACACCAAGGATCGATCCTTTAATGGATGTCAATCAAAGACCGCCTACTGGCAGGATTGAACCTGACTTTAACAAGCCTGCACCTTCTGTTATACAAATAACAAAAGATCCAATTGAACAAAGGTTGTTTGAAATATCTCAAGCACAGCAAGCCGCTAAAACACAGCCTCCCACGATGGGCCAGCCTGCGCCTGTACCACCTCCTTCTGTTGAATCTATTGATAAAGCCTTTGCGGCCTCTGTAGCGCCACCTGTTGCAGAGGCCCCTAATCCGTACATGAATATTGGGGCAACGCCTGCCGCAGGTGTAGCGCCTACTGAAGAGCCGCCCAAGCCTGCCGCCGAAACCAAAAAGACTGGTGGTCG